GGCTCAGTAGAGTCAGGGTCAAAGCCTTGCGTCTGGCTAACCCATATATCAACGCCTGCAAAGTCCAGATCATCGGGGCGCAGATAGCTGATCTCGATGACGCTGAAGCCTGGCACTACTGAGAGTGCGGCTAAGGGTTCGGGGGCGGTGTTGGATACGTCAAGCTTTGCAGGCCGATCGCTGATCCCGTTCATTCTTGACCGGCAATAAACTCTAACCTCAAACTCACGCCATGCGCCCACTACGCCAAGCACACGCTTATAATCTTCTGCATTTTTCTCAAAGGTGTAAACGTAGGACGCATCCACAACAAACTCTGTACGGACAACTTCACCGTCTACCCATACCTCTAGCTGATAGTCTTTAAAGTATTGGTCAAGGTTGCCGCTGCCAGCGCCTAAAAAGCCCTCTGCCCCGAACTCTTGCCAATCTGTAATTGACGTCTTGCGCCATGTGAATTTGGCTTCGCGGCCTGTAAACTCAGCGTTATTACCTTGCTCAAATATCTCAAGACCATGTACAGGCGGAACGGCAATGTGAGCGCCAACATCCCCATCTTCTTTATTGATGGAATTGGTGATTGTGATTGCGCCACTTGTCCAAACGCTTGAACGGATACCCATCTCCGAAACAGAAGCCGCCCGGATGTTGTAGGTTGTGCCGTCAGCTTCAACGATAATCCGCTTATCGCCGTTATCATCAACCGGGCCAGCGTTCTGCCAATCTGGATCGCCGTCTTTTTGATATTGGATCACCGCGTAATCGTAATCCGTATCAGCCGGGGCAGTCACATCAACGAGAATGGTGCTATAGATTGTGTCTGGGTTCTTAGGCGTGTTCTGGATTTCGATGACCGCCAGCGCCTGCACAGGGTCGGCTATGAAGCTGTCAGCAGTGTAAGTCGCAGAGGTCCAGCCCGAGCGCTTTCCGATACGGCTAATAGCCCTCACGCGAACGTCATACGTGCCGTCGGTTATGTCACGAATCGGGAACTGATTGTCTTGCCAGAACGAAGCCGCGTTAATCCACAAGGGATCGCCGCTGATCCTAAACTGCAAGTCATAGGCAAGGGCCGACGGCTGGTCATTCCACGACACTGTGAGCTGCGCCTTTACTTCGCCCTCTACTGACAGATACGTTCCCTCTTCGAACGTAATACCGGAAGGTGAGCTGGTGGTCATGCCGTCGGGGATGCTTATGGCGGGCGGCTTATCAAGCGCCAGCGCGTCGCCTTCTTCCCATGCGTAAATTGCGGCTGCGTCTTCTCTAAGCTCAAGTGCAACGCCTGATTCGAAGGAAATCTCGACAGACTCAACCCGGAATATTTTAGGGCTCCATCCAAGTCGGGCAATCGAAAGAGATACGCGGTCGCCAGGTGTAAGCACGATTGCTTTAAACTTGCAGACTGCTTTCAGGCTGATTCCAAACCGATTACGCTCAATGTCAATTTTAGCGAGACGGCGCGCCATTGTGCCGGAGTTCGTCCAAGGGAAATCATAGGAGTTTTCTAGCACCTCCAAATCGTCAGCCACATACTCACTGACATAAAGCTCTTCAAAGCCGACGGCCTCAAAGTCCTGATCTGCGTCTATGTAGGTACCCTTTGCTACGTTGTGGCGGCTGTTCTTGGGTGGGCCAACTTGGAACGGCAGCCCGCCAACAAGGTCTGATTCGTCAAGGCTTAAAACTGGGGGCTCATAAACGCCCGGTGACACGCTCCACTTGCCCGATGCTACGTCAAAGTAGGGTGTTGCCGCGCCCGCTGAAGCGATTGATTTCAGTATCTCTAAGGGGATGGCTTGCAGCTTAAATGTGCCGTTTACGGTGTAGCGCTTTTCAGTTGTGCCCACGCCCGACGCCACGAGATCATCAGCGGCATTGGCTGCACTAATAAAACTGGGCAAGTCTATGGCCGAATCGCTTTCGTCAAACATCCGATCCCAGCGGAGAACGTCCAGCATCGCCAGCGCTTGATTGTCTGAATAGCCTGACACTCCTGTCCTGGGATCGTATAGATCGTTCTTTCCTTTCACGTCGAATGTGAATCTGGGAAGTCCTGAGTCTCCAAATGTCTCTTTATCGAATATCAGGTTAATCCACACATAGGACTGGTAAGACAGCCGGTGACTAGATGTCCAGCTTGGCGGAGAGAATGTCCCGTCATAGCTGTCGTCGTCAGCGTCAACATTTGTACTTGGAATAAATGCAGAGTATCTGTTCCCATGCACTGACCATGCCAAAATGTTATCGCCAAATGGGTTTCCTGACGGCCTGACCATATAGCCGTTAACGCCAGGCCCGTTGCTTGTTGCAACTACCTTGCCATCTGCATAGACAGTCTCAATCTCTTCGACTTCGTGCCCCGCTACAACAAAACACATCCATAGCAGGATGTTGTCCTTGCCTTGATCCTCAATATAAACAATCTGCCCGCCAGTCCTTGCCCTGCCATAGATAACAGTCTTTGGTTCTGTCGCAGACCTTACTGTTCTCTCTCTGTCTTGATAGGTTTGCTCGGGAACTAAGCCTGCTACAAAGCCTCTAACTTGGTCTTTTATGTAAGAGTGAAGGCCAAAAGTAAGAATATCTGCTATTCCGTTTAAGGTATCCTCAATGGCTCCCAATGGGTCGCTGAAAAAATCCCCAACTGAGGATGGGACCAATTTTTTAAAGGCATCACCAACATCACTAACTCTATCGCTAAGCCACCCCATTATTCAAAGAACTCCCCTTTAGGCCAAATAATCTTCTTATCGGCAATTTGTCCAACGAACTCAAAGCCCTTATCGCCCGGATAGGTCGCCTGCTGATCTGAATTCATGTTCCTTTCAACCCTTGGCCTCGACCAGTCCGCAAGCCTATCACGCGCCGTTACAACGATAGAGCTTTGTTTACCGTAATTGAACTTCACATCGTCTGTTTTGCCGACAAAATAGTTCATTGCCGTATCATCAATGACGCCGCCGTCTTCGTCAAACATTGCCACCTTTACCACTACGGCTCGATTCAGATAGTTGCTGTTTCCTACCGCTGAAAGCGAGGCGTCTGATATACCTGCCAAGGTTATTTTTAGTTCGTTGGGGTCAAGGTCTGAGTTTTCTTTTGCGCTGGTGATGTTGCCAAGGTTGGCCGCGCCAAGGTACTCCACGCCGGCAACCGTGATTGCACCATAAGCGCTTGAGAATCTAAGCACAGTGTCGAACTGAATCTCAACAAGGAACAGCGGCCTGAATATTGATGACTCCAGCGCTGTAACAATGCCAGTAGGTATGTCTCTCATATATCAAGCGCCTCGAAAGCGTCCATGGTGACTGCGTAAATGTGCGGTCCTGATGCTTGCCATGATGCTTGGTCGTCGCCTTTCAGCTGCATGATAGACCTCGGCTCAGTATAGCGTATCGACTGGCCTAATGTAGCGGCGATACGAAGTGGGGGCGCAAACTCTAATGTCGCCTCGCCCGAAGCGTTCGACGACACATCAGCCGTGATCTTTTTAAGCTCACCGTTGATCTCGAAATAGTCACCGGAGACGAACAGGTCAGTGACGCTCACATCCCACCCGGATGTTTGCAGAGTGATAGCGTTTGGTGACTGACTAACTGCAACCACAGGCGTTCCAGCAGGAGAGCCCAAAGGCGTCCAATGTACAGGCGTCAGGTAGAACCGCCCGGCTGTGCCTTGTAGGCCAGCCAAGAAGCCCTGAAGCGCCCTCGCCTCTCGACCCGTGCGGTTGGTGAAGGTTAACGAAGCGCTCCACCTTGCGCCCGGTAGAACGGCTGTCTGGGTTGCGCCGTTTAGATCACTTGTGAATCCCTGAGTGTTGGAGATAACGCTCCATGATTCCGCATCTGCGGTGATGCTCGGGAAGTCTTTGACCGCCATTATCCTCTCCTGCCGACAGCGCGACTCATGGCCCCGCCTTGGTTGATCGCTTCAAGTACGGCTTGTTTAGCCTGAGCCTTGATGAATGGCGCGGCTGCCAGTATCTCGCGCTTGGCATCGCCACCGCCACCGCCCAACTGGAATACTTGAGTGACGTTGGTGGTGCCGCCATTGTTGTTGACACTTGAAGGCGTAACCACACCCGAGCCGCCCATGGTGACAACCTCCGGGCCGTTCTCGCCGACCATGTACGAGTTGCCGCCTGTTACTGAGCCGCCCATTGCGCGGGCACCTTGGTATTCTTGTTGGTCAATCGCCGCAATGTTTACGGCAGTGAGCGCCGCAATCGACCCTGCCAGAATAAAATTGGCTGGTGGCTCCCCCGAAGCCAATGCCTTCATGAAAGCCAGCGACCCTGCTATAGCTGCTTCGGCCTGAGCTAGTCGCTTGTATGCTTGGAACGACTCTTCTCCGCCTTGCGCCATAATAGATGTGATGTTTGACATTGCGCCGCCTAAAGCATTTACCGAAGATTGTTGTGATGCAGTAATATCTTCGAACGCAATACTTATGTTTTCTGCGGAGGTCAAGAAATCAGCGCCCATCATAGAATTGGCTTGTCGTGATGCTGCAATGCGCTCTTGCTCGGCTTGCTTTTGCTGTTCTGTGATGATGTCTTGGCCGCG